TTAATAAAACTCTATACCCGTAATCTTCAATGAGTTCTGGCGCTTCCCTTTAATTCCTTTTACATATTCAAAATGAATGTTTTTGATTGCCATCTTTATGAATTCAGTTTTTAACTCATCTTCCATTAATTCCCAGCCGTTTAGCAATGAATACTTGAAATTTTTAATCTTCTCATAGTTAAAAGTCTTACCCTTATCATTATCCTTGCGCTTTTCATACTCATGTATTTCTTTGTCAATACGACTTATTATTGGAAAAGCTTCATCCTTATCCATCATACCTTCTATAAAAAGTGTTTGACATCTAGCGCGTTCTTTTCGCAACTTTTCAATATCGATGCCGACATCTTCTATTTCTTTAGGTTGGTTTTCGATTTTATATGATGTTAAATCAAATTGTTTTAGATAATTGTAAAATTGTTTTAAAACCTCGCCTTCGTCGATGTTACATGCATTTTTATTTTTAGTATTTTTGCAGTTAGAACAAAAGTATAGTTTAGAATACCAAACTTCTTTATTTTTAGGCGTATGCTTGACTGTGTTTAAAGTCAATTTCTGGTTACAGTTTGGACATAATAGTTTACTTCTGAAAATAGCGTTATGTTTTACGATTGTAGAGTTAGTTTTTTCACTTATCCTTAATTTTATTTCTTCGTATTCTTCTTCACTTATAATAGCTTCGTGGGTGTTTTCGACGAATATGTCACCGAAAACAAGATGACCTCTAGCTACCGGACTCGTTAGAGCATTGCCTATAACTGATCTGTGCCAGTTTTTACCTAAGGGTGCTTTGTATTTAGAGTTGTTCAATTTTATAGTTATTTCTCTTAAACTAGTACCTTTTTTCGCTTCTTCTACTGCAAATCGTAATACTTTTTTATATTCATTAGGCACAAATTTATCGTTTACTCTGTCGTAATAGAAAGGAGGGACAGTTTTAGCTAACCCTTTTCTAGCTGATGCGCGTCGACCCATTGCAGTACGCTCTTGAATTGTAGTACGCTCCCACTCTGCCATAGCACCTACTAATGTTACGAACAAACGTCCCATAGCAGAAGTTGTGTCATATACTTCTGTTGCGCTCCTAAACAACACGTTTTTATTCTCAAACAATTCTAGTATCTCTAGTAAGTCTTTAACACTTCGAGTTAATCGATCTAGTTTATAGACTAAAACCAAATCAAAATTATCTATTTCATTCAACATTTCTTGTAAAGCGGGTCTGTCTTTTTTAGCTCCGGAGTATCCAGCGTCAGTATATACTTTATGAATTTTCCAGTCGTTTATGTCGCTGTAAGCTCTTAATTTTCTTTCTTGTTCTTCGATAGAGTGTCCTTTTTCTTTTTGTTCAAGTGTACTCACTCTAGTATAAATTGCTACTTTCATGTGCTCCCTCCTCAAAATTGGCAAAAAATAATAAGGGTAGGCGGGCTACCCGTGAAAATTGTATAAAAAAAGAGAGAGCGCAGATGCACCCTCTCATGTCGCAAATATTTCAGCGACTTGTCTAATTTGAAGCTTGCCGCAAATATTTCAGCGGCTTGTTTTGTATATATGTAATATACCATCAAAGAGAGTGTAGTTCAAGCGATTTAACTAAGAAATCTAATTTTTATACTATTTTCAATTTTATCTACTGTTTCTTTTGAATATGATATTTCTCCGGCAGGGTCATACCTATTAATTTTCGATATTCTATCCTTGCTGATTGTAGTGATATTTAAAACGTTAGCATAGGTCTTTTTATACTTGAATCGCTCATATCTTTTGCGAACCTTCGAATATTTTTTGAAGTCGTCATTCAGCGATTTGTTTTCATCAAGTAATTTTTGATCGTATGGGTTTTCTGCTTTTGACACCTTTTCAAGATTGTTCATGATTTTTTTAGCTAAATCCTTACCCGTTACGTCCATTTTTTCCAATACTAAAGGTAACAAATCTTCTTCGATATGCACATTGAATTTACTTCTGGAAGATGTAAGTGGAACTACCGTTAATATTGGATTTTTATTTGAATCGTGATTATTAAGTACCATACAAAAATGGTTTCCAGAAAACTCTCTGCCAACATTAACACCTAACTTTACATAAATTATAGTGCCTTTTTTATATCTGGTGTAACTTTTGTTTTCTTTTAACAATCTAACTTCATCCAATAAAAACTCTGAATATTCAAGACACCATGAATTCATATATTTAAATTTGTAAATCTCGCTATTTTGAATCTTTTTAAAATTATTAACTGCTGTTTCTAAAGGTGCGTTCTCTTCCATCCCTCATCCTCCTCGCGCCACATAGGCGTTATTAATCACAATACAACTTTGCCCATTACTTTAATATTACTAAACGAAGCGACTTTGATATCATCATACTTCGGATTTAGAGATACCAAATTAATATAGTCTTCGCATATATCTACACGCTTGATAAGACTTACTCCATCTAATACAACGAGTGCAATTGTACCATCTTTAATAGAATCTTCTTTCTTAATAAAAGCGTATGTTCCTTGTTTTAACATAGGTTCCATTGAATCACCATTAACTAAAATACAAAAATCAGCATTTGATGGCGTTTCGTCTTCTTTGAAAAATACTTCTTCGTGTAATATATCATCGTACAATTCTTCTCCGATACCAGCACCAGTTGCGCCACACGCAATATACGACACTAACTTAGATTCTTTATATTCATCTATAGAAGTGACTTTATTTTGTTCATCTAACTGACTATTCGCGTAGTTGAGTACATTGCTTTGTCTTGGAGGCGTGAGCTGAGATGATATGTTATTAATTTTTGACATCACAGTTTCCTCTTGGCGTTCTTCATCGGGTACGCGATAAGAATTTACATCATATCCCATAAGCCACGCTTCACCGACATTTAAAGTTTTAGAAAGTAGGTAAATTCTATCTTGGTCAGGAGATTGTACATCGTTAATATATTGAGACAAAGTGCTTTTACTTAAAGATATACCTAGTTGCTTTTGATAAGGTTTCGATTTATTAATGATATCTACTTGTTTTAAATTTCTTATTTTCATGATGTGTTTTAGTCTGTTTGAAACTTTTTCTCTCATTTAGTGCACCTCCGTTTGATAACTTTATAATAAACCTTGTTGAACAAAAATTCAATAAAAAAGTTCATAAAACATGAATTTTTGTGTTGACTTAATTCAAAACGAGGTGTAAAGTATAGTTAAGTTCACGATACATGAACTTCAAAGGAGGTGTTTTTTATGTGTTACGACTACTCGCGTTTGAGTGGTAAGATAGTTGAAAAGTATGGCACTCAGTACAATTTCGCTATTGCTATGAAGTTGTCCGAGAGAAGCTTATCCTTAAAACTCAACGGAAAAGTTGGGTGGAAAGATAGCGAAATATGGAAAGCTATACAATTGCTAGGTATACCGGTAGAAAAAATACATTTATATTTTTTTAAAGAAAAAGTTCACGTTTGATGAACTAGAAAGTGGAGGACATCATGGAACAAATCACGTTAACCAAAGAAGAGTTGAAAGAAATTATAGCGAAAGAAGTTAGAAATGCTATAAAAGGCGAGAAACCAATCAGCTCAGGTGCAATTTTCAGTAAAGTAAGAATCAATAATGACGATTTAGAAGAAATCAATAAAAAACTCAATTTCGCAAAAGATTTGTCGCTAGGAAGATTGAGGAAGCTCAATCATCCGATTCCGCTAAAAAAGTATCAGCATGGCTTCGAATCAATTCATCAAAAAGCTTATGTACAAGATGTTCATGACCATATTAGAAAATTAACATTATCGATTTTTGGAGTGACGCTTAATTCAGATTTGAGTGAAAGTGAATATAACCTAGCAGCAAAATTTTACAGAGATATCAAAAATTATTATTTATATATCTATGAAAAGAGAGTTTCAGAATTAACCATCGATGATTTCGAATAAAGGAGGAACAACAAATGTTACAAAAATTTAGAATCGCTAAAGAAAGAAGTAAATTAAAACTCAATTTACTAAAACATGCAAACAGTAATTTAGAAATAAGAAACAACCCTGAACTGTTGCGAGCAGTTGCAGAGTTGCTTAAAGAGATTAATCGATAAATTCTATGAATTCGATTTTAGCTGAAGCGATAGCTACTATTTTGTCTCCAACAAAAGTATATGAGCCATTAGTGAACAAGGAACTTTTAATTTTTTCTTTTGATATTTCAACAGTTCCGCGATGACCTGACTTTATCACTTTTTCTAAATTATTGATTTCAACAAATTTATCATTAGAAAGATATAAACAAGCTTTCATACTTATCACCTCCTTAGGTTGATAACAACATTATACACGAAAGGAGCATAAACATTATGCAAGCATTACAAACAAAATCGAACATCGGAGAAATGTTCAACATACAAGAAAAAGAAAATGGAGAAATCGCAATCAGTGGTCGAGAACTTCATCAAGCATTAGAAGTTAAGACAAGATATAACGATTGGTTTGAAAGAATGATTAATTATGGCTTTGAAGAAAATATTGATTATACAGCTCTTACTCAAAAAAGAGTAACAGCTCAAGGTAACGCTATTAATTATTTAGACCACGCACTCACACTAGACACTGCAAAAGAAATCGCAATGATTCAACGTAGTGAACCCGGTAAACGTGCAAGACAATATTTCATCCAAATTGAAAAAGCATGGAACAGCCCAGAAATGATTATGCAACGTGCTTTAAAAATTGCTAACAACACAATCAATCAATTAGAAACAAAGATTGAACGTGATAAACCAAAAATTGTATTTGCAGATGCAGTAGCTACTACTAAGACATCAATTTTAGTTGGAGAGTTAGCAAAGATCATTAAACAAAACGGTATAAACATCGGGCAACGCAGATTGTTTGAGTGGTTACGTCAAAACGGATTCCTTATTAAACGCAAGGGTGTGGATTATAACATGCCTACACAGTATTCAATGGAACGTGAGTTATTCGAAATTAAAGAAACATCAATCACACATTCGGACGGTCACACATCAATTAGTAAGACGCCAAAAGTAACAGGCAAAGGACAACAATACTTTGTTAATAAGTTTTTAGGAGAAAAACAAACAACTTAACAGGAGGGCACAGCAAATGGAAGCTCAAAACAAAAAAGTCATCTATTACTACTATGACGAAGCAAATAATAGACGACTATTATCAATTGGTAACTTAGATACCTATTTATTAGCAGATATCAAATCAAGATTTGGTTTATATAAAAAGGCAATCCCTGATTTAGATAATCTATACATTCAAATAGATGGTATCGAATTTAAATTATATTAAATTTTTGGAAATGCAAAGGAGCATAAACAAATGAACGCACTATACAAAACAACCCTCCTCACCACAATGGCAGTTGTGACGTGGAAGGTTGTAAAGATTGAGAAGCACACTAGAAAACCTGTGATTAGTAGTAAGGCGTTGAGTAACTATCTAAACAACAAATCTTTAACCATACCGAAAGATGCTGAAAATTTTACTGAATCTGCTCGTCGCCTTTTGAAGTTCGCCGAACAAACTATTAGCAAATAACAACATTATACACGAAAGGAATGATAGAAATGCCACATGTATTAAACGTAACCGTTCCAATACCTGAAACACACGTGCTTATCACAAAAGATGAATATGAAGAGTTAATAGCTTACTCATTAGACCCTGTATGGAACATGAGCGACTTAAAGAAGAAATTAAAAATTGCATCTGATGAAACAATCAAAGACAGGTTATTATTTCACCCTAGACTCGAAAAAGAGTTAAGAGCACAAGGTATCGTACATTATCCTGATGAGAATTTTAATCGTTGGAGGTTTAACGCAAGAAGGATGCATAAGTTTGTAGATGAACATTTTAATGAGATTTACAAAGGAGGGCACAACAAATGAGTAAAACTTATAAAAGCTACCTAGTAGCAGTACTATGCTTCACAGTCTTAGCGATTGTACTTATGCCGTTTCTATACTTCACTACAGCATGGTCAATTGCAGGATTCGCAAGTATCGCAACATTCATATTCTATAAGGAATACTTTTATGAAGAATAAAAAAACTGCTACTTGCGCCAACAAGTAACAGAAAAGTATTTAAGAAATAAAATTCAAGTTAAATATAAAACGAAAAACGGAGGAAGTCAAGATGTATTACGAAATAGGCGAGGTATGTCAAAAGGTAATTAATGTAGACGGATTTGATTTTAAATTAGCAGTTAAGAAGAAGGACCACAGCATTCTGGTGAATATCTTAGATTTAGAAGATAAGTTTATCGACGGCATAAACATAACTAATGAGAACGATCTATACACAGCATTAGACATATTGAATCAATCTATTTACGAATGGATTGAAGAAAACGCAGATGATTATGACAGACTAATTAACTTAGTCATGAAATGGTAGGAGGTTGCTATGAAGCAGACTGTAACTTATATCATTCGTCATAGGGATATGCCAATTTATATAACTAACAAACCAACTGATAACAATTCAGATATTAGTTACTCCACAAATAGAAATAGAGCTAGGGAGTTTAACGGTATGGAAGAAGCGAGTATCAATATGGATTATCACAAAGCAATCAAGAAAACAGTGACAGAAACAATTGAGTATGAGGAGGTAGAACATGACTGAGGAAAAACAAGAACCACAAGAAAAAGTAAGCATACTCAAAAAACTAAAGATAAATAATATCGCTGAGAAAAATAAAAGGAAATTCTATAAATTTGCAGTATACGGAAAAATTGGCTCAGGAAAAACCACGTTTGCTACAAGAGATAAAGACGCTTTCGTCATTGACATTAACGAAGGTGGAACAACGGTTACTGACGAAGGATCAGACGTAGAAATCGAGAACTATCAACACTTTGTTTATGTTGTAAATTTTTTACCTCAAATTTTACAGGAGATGAGAGAAAACGGACAAGAAATCAATGTTGTAGTTATTGAAACTATTCAAAAACTTAGAGATATGACATTGAATGATGTGATGAAAAATAAGTCTAAAAAACCAACGTTTAATGATTGGGGAGAAGTTGCTGAACGAATTGTCAGTATGTACAGATTAATAGGAAAACTTCAAGAAGAATACAAATTCCACTTTGTTATTACAGGTCATGAAGGTATCAACAAAGATAAAGATGATGAAGGTAGCACTATCAACCCTACTATCACTATTGAAGCGCAAGAACAAATTAAAAAAGCTATTACTTCTCAAAGTGATGTGTTAGCTAGGGCAATGATTGAAGAATTTGATGATAACGGAGAAAAGAAAGCTAGATATATTCTAAACGCTGAACCTTCTAATACGTTTGAAACAAAGATTAGACATTCACCTTCAATAACAATTAACAATAAGAAATTTGCAAATCCTAGCATTACGGACGTAGTAGAAGCAATTAGAAATGGAAACTAAAAATTAATTAAAAGGACGGTATTTAATTATGAAAATCACAGGACAAGCGCAATTTACTAAAGAAACAAATCAAGAAAAGTTTTATAACGGCTCAGCAGGGTTTCAAGCTGGAGAATTCACAGTGAAAGTTAAAAATATTGAATTCAATGATAGAGAAAATAGATATTTCACAATCGTATTTGAAAATGATGAAGGCAAACAATATAAACATAATCAATTTGTACCGCCGTATAAATATGATTTCCAAGAAAAACAATTGATTGAACTAGTTACTCGATTAGGTATTAAGTTAAATCTTCCTAGCTTAGATTTTGATACCAATGATCTTATTGGTAAGTTTTGTCACTTGGTATTGAAATGGAAATTCAATGAAGATGAAGGTAAGTATTTTACGGATTTTTCATTTATTAAACCTTACAAAAAGGGCGATGATGTTGTTAACAAACCTATTCCGAAGACAGATAAGCAAAAAGCTGAAGAAAATAACGGGGCACAACAACAAACATCAATGTCTCAACAAAGCAATCCATTTGAAAGCAGTGGCCAATTTGGATATGACGACCAAGATTTAGCGTTTTAAGGTGTGGTTTAAATGCAATACATTACAAGATACCAGAAAGACAATGACGGCACTTATTCCGTCGTTGCTACTGGTGTTGAACTTGAACAAAGTCACATTGACTTACTAGAAAACGGATATCCACTAAAAGCAGAAGTAGAGGTTCCGGATAATAAAAAACTATCTATAGAACAACGCAAAAAAATATTCGCAATGTGTAGAGATATAGAACTTCACTGGGGAGAACCGGTGGAATCAATTAGAAAATTATTACAAACAGAATTGGAAATTATGAAAGGTTATGAAGAAATCAGTCTGCGCGACTGTTCTATGAAAGTTGCAAGGGAGTTAATAGAACTGATTATAGCGTTTATGTTTCATCATCAAATACCTATGAGCATAGAAACAAGCAAGTTGTTAAGTGAAGATAAAGCACTATTGTATTGGGCTACGATCAACCGCAACTGTGTAATTTGTGGAAAGCCTCACGCAGACCTAGCGCATTATGAAGCAGTCGGCAGAGGAATGAACAGAAACAAAATGAATCACTACAACAAACATGTATTAGCGTTATGTCGCGAACATCACAACGAGCAACATGCGATTGGCGTTAAGTCGTTTGATGATAAATATCACTTGCATGACTCGTGGATAAAAGTTGATAAGAGGCTCAACAAAATGTTGAAAGGAGAAAAGTGATTTGGATATAAATACATTTAAAAAAGAAGCAAATGTGATGAACTTTTTATTGAGTATGCACAGCAAAATTATTAATGAAGAAAATGAATCAACTATCAGCAGTGAAATTGAGAAAAAAATATTGGAAATACCACTGGCTGATAGTTGGACAGACTATTTACTGTTAAGTAACGAAGAAGTAAACCTTAAGTTAAAAAAGTTGATAATGTTGCATCGCCGAAATCTACAACTGGTAATTGACGAAAAGCATCAAGAAGAGCTTGAAAGAATTCGACCTTCTTTTGATCAAAACTTTGACCCCAATCCTGTGAAAAGATATTCACAAAATTAGAAAGTTTGTATGTGAAGGTTTCGTATGCGTAGTAGTCAGTCTTTACTTTAATCATTTTCAATTCTGTTACTAAAGCCTTATTTAGATAATTTAGACATTCTAAATGGGCATGATTAAATGTATTTTCAGTAAGCGTATACGCGATGTTTAAAGCAGATTTAGCAATCAAAAATAAATCAGATTCCCAAAAGAAAAGGTGAGTTTTATCTAAATGTAATTCCTGTTTTTCAGACATTGTTAATAAACGTTTGAAATTATTTTCCAT